CCAACTTTTTTAGGGGGGCCTGTCGAGATTTTTGCCAAAACCATGGTTTTATCAACTTTTGGGGCCG